ATAAACCAGATGAAGATCCACGGAAGGACTCTTCATATAACATTATACGTGACCCTGACCCTGATTTAGTAGACAATAATCTATATAATGTTTACGTAGAACCAGGACCAGCACCAACAGTATCAGGGAATGAAGGTGAAACTGGGTTAGATTCCACATTAATTTCCCCAAATGATGATGAATCTGGGGGGCGGCTGAGGGTGTCTGACATCGAGGGCCTATTCAGCAGCGCTATTACCCTCACCGCCCAGTCGGCGCAGGACTAATAGAGAGCGACAATTTAACACTATAAAATAATCTAAGTAGTAATTAAATGAATCCGTTTTATATTTTTTTAGCAATATTAGCAGTCGTTGTATTACTATATCTAACAGGTTCTATAAAATTTAGTGCAACCTACACTAGCAGTCCACCAGAAAACTATGACGAAAACTCCTCTCAGTGATTTACCACAGATGACTTTACCATAGAGGACTTTAAACAAATGTTACGACCCCGTGTTTTACAATAATTAAAATAATCTAAGTAGTAATTAATTGAATGTAAACACTAAGACTATTTTAATTATCGTCGTTGTTCTCGCAGTTATTTCTCTAGCTATATGGTTTGCAATGAGTATGGGACAGAAAGAAGAATATGACGAAATTACAAAATTTGGACACGCGTGTAAAAAGTTGTTAATTAACAGTAGTAATGATATGAGACCACAAAGGAGTAATAGTAGAAGAGAGCCTGTACCAAATTTAATACGTGTAGATGTTCAGCCTACAGCTACAGGTCAAAGTGAATGTACAAGTCAACACCGAATCTATCATTTTGGTACAATTATACACAATAAAGAATATTTTTATGTACCATTGCGTGTAGAAATATTAGATTGTTTACCTGGTAGACACGAATATTTTGATAGGGTGTTTAATAAAGTCCTAAATAATAAACGTATTAGACTAAATGAATATCCAATTAGGTTAGCTAATATAAGTGGTCGTGTTTTAGGTCTTTACTTTGATGATTTTTCAAATTCACCCACTTCTTTATCTGTTAGAGATGTTGGATTTTCCAAGTTTATAGACTCCAAAGAATTATCAAAATTACGCAGAGAAGACCTAAATGCTCTTAAAAGGGATATGGATCCATATGATATATGCAGCGAAGAAGATAGATAGAAGGAAAGCTCAGAGAAAGGCTATTCAAGAACCTTCTCGACAGATTCAGCGTAATGTTCAAAGGGTGGTCAGGAACTTAATAATTTTTTTGGATTATTCGGCAACTCACCAACTGGAGGCGGTGGAGATTAAAGGTTTACTTTTTGACGGATTTTGATACTTTAGACTTAGTAACGCTAACTACGGGTGCTTTACTGCTTTTTTGTTTGTGTTTGTCAACATCGAACTTCTCCTCAACTTGTTGGTACTTTTTGTTATAGTTTTTATTGTGAAAGTCCCACAGTTCCTTGGAGCCGATTTTGAACTGTCTATCGGGTTTGGCGCGGTACCAGAAGATACAGTCTTCTATTTTATTGCTACGGGATGTATTATCAAGAACCATGCAGTCGTAACCTTCTGTGCAGGAGTTCATTGTTTCTTTGAATGTTGGGAAATCAGGAAATATTCCGAAGAAGTGTTTGTATAATTTTTCCTGATTTTGTATAATATTTTCACGGAGAACGAAGACAAAATCTATATTGGCTCTTAGATCTGGTGGAAGGTCCATACAATACTGCATAGTCAAGATGAACATAAGTCTCCAATGACGCCCATTCATGAAAATACCACGAATGTTTGGATCTTTAATCATTTTTTTATCATACATGCAATCATCAAGTAACATAAATGCATCATATTTTGATTTGGAATCTTCTGGTTTAGCAGTTGTAATCATTTTACGCTGCCTATTGATGACGCCCTGTACGACATCTGGTTTGTATTCGGAATGAATAAATAGATCTGGTATGAAACTAGAGTAATACTTATTTCCATCTTCTGTTGCCGATATTGCTGTACCAATTGGTACCTTTCTACAATAGTACAGTATGTCTTTTACAAGAGTACTCTTACCTGTACCTCTCTTACCGATGAAAATACAGGTTGCTGGTCCAGATCCATTTATTCTCCTTTCTTCTATAACCCTGGGATTAAATTTTGTTATCTCTAAAGACATTATTAATAATATAATATTATAATCAATCGAGTATTACGCATTTAAAGAGCATCGGCTGCAGCCTGAATACCAGCAATAGCTTCAACATTACCAAACTTAGCCGCAGCTTTTACGAAATCCTCTTTGAGTAGTTCCTCTGGTACATCATGAAAATACATAAAGTATATGATAAGACCTACAATTAACCCACCAATCAGTGATACATATATTCTACTTTCAGTTGTCTTTAAGTTTTCGGGATCAAGCTGTTCTAAGAAAAAGTAAATAGATGCGAAAAATAAAAGGAAGAATAATCCTGGCCACAGTAGCTGGTCTGGTATCATTTTTACTTATATTAAATTATTTTAATTATAGAAAATTAAACTCAAAACTAAAATTATTGTTTACGGACCATAAACCATAATTACACCAAATACTAGAACTGCTGAAATGATTCCAACAATTAACGATGGTAATATTCTACTTTCAATTGAACTCTCAGGATCAATCTGCTCTAAGAAAAAGTAAACACTTGAAGCAAATAAAAGAAAGAATAACCCTGCAAATATTAAAGCCTATTGCATTATTTATTAATATTAATTATTTTATTTATATAAAATTAAATTTAAAACTAAAATAAATTACAGTATTATGGCAATCCTCTGGCTTCTCTCTTTAGTTTTCGTACCAAATTCAAATCGTATCGTGACAAAAGAATTAAATCGTTTTACGAATATATTACTTGATAATGATCTCCCCTGTCATGTTTATTCAGCGCGAGTTAAAACTTTTCAAAGCGCTAAACTGAAACATTCACGCAAAGAATATAATACCCGTAACATTTATGATTTACACGATCTTATATCATTTCGATTTGTCTTCTACAATAAAGAGGATCTTCTCAAGTTCTATCACCACAACAAGAATGATAATCTTATAACCTACTACGCAAACTACATTACTTCACCAAAAGATAACGGTTATAGCGCTCTACATTTTCATTACGCCGTGAGAGAATGTGATCCAATTAAACATATTGAATGCCAACTCTTTATTTTAGAAGATTATTATCATTCACTTTATGGAAACAGTTCTAAATACAAGGACTATACTAATATGTATAATAGATTAACTTAAGAATATGCTACATAGTCATTTAATGATCGCGGATACAGAATTTGATGACTTTATTAAGAACAACAACTACACTATTGTAAAATTTACGGCAGATTGGTGTGATTCATGCAAGAAATATAATAACTATATTGACACCATTGACTGGAAGGTGCTAGAGGTGGATTATGATTTGAACGAGGATTTAGTGGAGAGTTTTGAGGTTAAGAAGTTACCAACGTTGATTATTTATAAAAATGGTATAAACTGTGACAGAGTTGAGGGTTTTATACCAAAGACGGAGTTACTTAAGAAGTTAAATGGGTATTAAGACATTAAGTACTATATTAGTATCATGGAGATCTGTAAACACCACGTAAATGGTAAGTGTAGTCGCGAAAAGTGTAAATTTAAACACGTAGATAACATATGTAGACAGTATTTCTTTAAACAAAGATGTGATAAAGCTAATTGTAAATTTTCTCATGAATATGTTGTAAAATCCAACAAAAACACGGAGACCTTCAATCCAAGTTTTCAAGAACCCGACCTTAGACTTATCATTAATAAACCCATCACAAAGGGTAATGAGATATCTATCGTCCCCAACTTTTTACAGGATTTGTCTATCATTCACAAACTAGATGAAGATTTTGAGTATGATACTTTGGTAAGTTGGCACGGTGATACCCATTCGATTGCGGATGATTCACTTAACTGGAAGAAAAATGCACCTGCTTTTACTCAAATTGTCAATTCTTTATGTAAATTCTTCGAAATGACCCCTGGATCTACCAGATTTAACTACTACAAAGATTCTAAGGAATGGAAACCGTATCATCATGATGCTGCGGCACTTAAACCTGATAAAGCTAAAACACAAAATATTACTGTTGGAATATCTTTTGGTTTAACTAGAGAAATCTCTTTTCAATCAGCTGAACCTGATAAAAGTGTAAGAAAGACGGTAAATATACCACTTGAAAATAATACAGTTTATGCATTTGGTAATGAGGTAAATATTAAGTTTAGACATGGTATTCCACAACTGGAAGAGGAGGTCTACAAACCACGAATCAGTATCATAGTCTGGGGATATTCTACCTATCTAATTCAATAAAGAACCCAAAATATCACCTAATCTCGGAATAGCTGGATATAATATTTTAACTATAAAATGTTTATCATCCTGTGTTAGTGCTTCAATCATAACGGTATCTCCAGTATGTATCAATAGAGCTGCAGCTCTTCTTAAATTAAATAGACGATCACAGTTTTCCCCAGCTTTTTGTATTAGCAATTCATCAATTTTAGAATTTTCCCGTAGAATTATACGACGAACATAATTGTTAAAGTCTGTAAGATTTCCATGGTCACAATTTGATGTTACTTCGGATGACATTTACTTATTATAGAGAAATAAATTAGTCAGCATTGGGAAATATAAGTTTATCAATTGTGGTTCTCACACAAAACATTCTGTGCAAAATTATACCAAGTAAAATAGAAATTAATAAAGTTACCCAAAAATTCCAGTTAAAGATCCAACTCAATAAACCAGATGCTAGAATAGTTAGCAGTAGATCTACTATAGCTATTCCAGCGAATCTTACAGAATGAGCACCTTCCCCAACTTTACCAAATATATCTCTATATTGACAAAGGTTCATTTAATTGTTACTTATAATTTAATTTTGGGTCGTATTTAAATTTTACGCCACTACAAGCGCCTTAAAGAATTAACCTAATTGAAAATTAGAAATGCCGAAGACCGTAGAAGAGAAGTACAAAAAGTATTCGCAGATCGAGCATGTACTTGCCCGACCTGGTATGTATATCGGTGATATTCAGAACGTAATTGGTAGTAACTGGGTGGTCGAGGATGATCGCGTAGTTTCTAAACAGTTACACTGGAATCCTGGAATCTACAAGATTTTCGACGAGATTATCACCAATGCGGCGGATGAATCTCAAAGGAATGAATCTGTAAAAAATATTAATGTTTCAATATCAAATGACGTGATTACGGTCGAAAATGATGGAGCTGGCATTCCCATCGATATTCATAAAGAGTATAAGATCTACGTACCCGAGTTAATTTTTGCAAATCTTCTGAGTTCAAGCAACTATGATGATTCGGAAAAGAGAACTGTTGGTGGATTAAATGGTCTTGGAGCAAAACTCACTAATATTTACTCGGCTGAGTTTACGGTGGAGACAGCTGATGGTAATAAAAAGTATGTTCAGACCTACAAAAATAATTTAAGTGTTATTGAAAAACCAACTATTACGAAATCTACTAAAAATTACACAAAGATCACCTTCAAGCCTGATTTTGAAAAGTTTGGGATGAAGCAGCTGGATGATAATGATACTTACAAGATTCTTGAGAGACGAGTCTACGATATCTGTGCTGTTACCAACAAGAATGTAGCAGTTTTTCTTAACGGTAAAAAGTTGAAGACTAAGGATTTTTCCCAGTACATGGATTTGTATCTTGGTCCGAAGAAGGATGCACCACGGGTATACGAAGAAGTTTCTAGTAGGTGGGCTATCGGATTTGCTCTTTCTCCTTCAGAAACCTTCCAACAGATCTCGTTTGTCAACGGTATCTCTACTATTGACGGTGGATCTCACATAGAACACGTTATCGGACCAGTTATTAAAAAGATTACGGAAGAACTTCAGGCAAAGCATAAAAATATTAACATTAAGCCACAGTATGTAAGAGATCATCTTTTTATTTTTGTGAAGTGCCTCATCGAAAATCCTAACTTTTCATCTCAAACAAAAGAAAAGAATACTACCAAGGTGTCAGATTTTGGTTCCAGGTGTAATGTTAGCGAAGATACTATAAAGAAGATTTCAAAATTGGGATTTGTTGATCAGCTTCTTGCAATGGCTGAGGCAAAGGAGAAGAAAGCTATGAGTAAGACAGATGGTAAAAAGATTTCGAGGATTCACATCCCGAAGCTAGATGATGCAAATCGTGCTGGTACAAGTGACTCCGAAAAGTGTACTCTTATTTTAACGGAGGGAGATTCAGCTAAGACAACAGCAGTATCTGGTTTATCAGTTGTTGGAAGAGACTATTTTGGGATCTTTCCACTTCGAGGTAAGCTACTAAATACTCGCACAGCATCATTTGCCCAGATTTCTAAGAATGAAGAAATTAATAACATTAAGAAGATTCTCGGGCTTCAGACGGGAACAAAATATAGTAATCTTAAGGGGCTCAGATATGGTAAGATCATGGTGATGACTGATCAGGATACAGATGGGTTTCACATCAAAAGTCTGCTTATTAACTTCATAGATTCTGAATGGCCAGATCTACTTAAGAATCATGTATTTATCGAGTCTTTGCTTACACCTATTGTTAAGGTTTCAAGGAGAAACGAGACTCTTCAGTTTTATAATATTCCAGACTACGAAGAATGGAGAAAGAATAGTAACAGCAACTGGAAGATCAAATATTACAAGGGGTTAGGTACTTCTACAGCAACTGAAGCCAAAGAGTATTTCAAAAGTATGAAAACTGTTGGCTACACAGCAAAATCTAAAACAGATAGAGATGCAATTGAGTTAGCGTTTAAGAAAACTGAGGCAGATTCTCGCAAGGACTGGATTCTGAGCTCTACAAAAAACTTTAAAAGTCTTGACTATAAACAAAAGGTGATATCGGTAGAGTCACTTATTAAGCAAGAGCTAGTACTGTTTTCCATTCAGGATAATGTAAGAAGTCTTCCCTCGTTTGTTGACGGTCTTAAGCCTTCTCAAAGAAAGATTCTTTTCTCCTGTTTCAAAAAGAAACCTACAAAAAATTCAGAGATTAAAGTATCACAACTATCTGGTTATGTTTCTGAACAGTCAAGCTATCATCACGGTGAAGCATCACTGATGGAAACGATTATTAATATGGCGCAGGATTTTGTTGGTTCGAATAATATGAACCTTCTTCACCCATCAGGGCAATTTGGTACAAGGCTGATGGGTGGCAAGGACGCTTCAAGTCCTCGTTATATTTTTACTTACCTATCTGATAACATAGATAAACTATTTAATCCTCACGATCTAAATCTACTCGAGTACCTGGATGACGATGGTCAAAGTATTGAGCCCAGATTTTATGTGCCTAAATTACCACTGGTACTGATTAACGGAAGTCAGGGTATTGGAACTGGGTTTTCTACATCGATTCCCTGCTTCAATCCAGATGATCTTAAGCAGGAGCTGATAGAGATAGTTAAAAACCCCGACCATGATATTAAGGAGTTGACACCTTGGTACAGGGGTTTTACTGGAGAAATTGTTAAGATTGATGAAAATAAGTGGTTATCGATTGGCAAGTACACGATAGACAATTATACTGTTACTGTTACAGAACTTCCAATTGGTACATGGACGGAGGACTATAAACAGTTTCTAGAAAAGTTAGAACAAGAAGATAAGATTCACTGTTTCAAAAATATGTCTACGGAGGAACGAGTATGTTTTGAAATTAAGGTGAAACTGGATACTCTTAATGAATGGAGAGGTTCTATTGAAAAACTCCTCAAGCTTACTAGCAACATTAATGCCCAGAATATGCACCTCTTCAACGAAAAGGGTGAGATCGTAAAGATGCACTCATCTGAGGAGATTCTCTGGAACTTTTACAAGATAAGAAATGAGTATAATATTCGTAGAAAAAAGTATCTTATCAAAACCCTTGAACATGAAACAAATATTTTATCTTCACAGGTTCGATTTCTTGAGATGATCATTAAGGAAGAACTGATAATCTTCCGAAAGAAGAAAGATATAATCTGTAAAGAATTAGAACAGCTAAAGTTTTACAAAAACGATAACAGTTATGACTATCTACTTGACATGAACATTCATTCTTTTACAGAAGAAAAGATTGATAGTCTAACAAAGAAAATGAACGACAAACAATTGGAATACGAAAAAGTAAAGAACATGACAATTCGAGACATATGGTTAAGTGATCTAAATTAAAATATGAACAATAATTAATGAAAGACTGTGAATTCTACAAGTTTAAATTAATACATAAAACAGACTATCCACTTTTAAACAATGTAGATATTGCCATAGTTTTAACACTAGAAGATTCCAAAAGAAAGTTTGAAGATCCTGTTTTATTAAATTTAGCACGGGAGACCTACCTACAAATTAATAAAGGCTACAAAAAATGTAACAAGCCTGGCGTAACCGATTCTGTTGAGGATATTACACACGCTTACAAAAATGTTTTTAAAAATACGGATAAATTTAATAATGTACTAATTTTTGAAGACGATGCTATGTATAACAAAAAATATAGCATTTATCATTTTAAGGAAATTGATAAATTTATAAGTCAGACAAATTTTAACATATACTCTTTGGGGTGTATTTCAATCAATTTTCCAGACTTAAAAGATCATAGGTATATTATAAGTCAACTAGGTGGTGCACATTCTATTATATATTCTAAAGCTGCTAGATATAAATTATTAAATACACCAGGATATCATATAGATACTGATCTAATTTATACATTAGATAAAAAGTATAAGTATAAACATCCCCTGGTTTGTCAAACTTTTCCTGTAACAGAAAATAAAAAAATCTGGGAAGATGATTCTGAAATTTTTAATATTTATCTAAATTTCACTGGTGGAGATAAAAGTATAGAACCATTTTGGACAGGTATTTATTATTTAGACTTTTTAGTATATATACTAATACCAGTTATTGTTATAATTTTAATATTTATATTTAGGAAATGAAAAAAACTCCCATTGCTTTCATTTTGGTTTGTGTTATAATTATTTTACTTTTTATAATTTTTAACAACCACAATGAAGACTTATATTTAGATACAACGTATAAAGAACCTTTTAGTTCCGTTAAGACACTAAAATCTGACATAATTAATATACCCGTTTTTGTTATTAATTTAAAACAACGTAAGACTCGTAAGAAAAATATGACTAGACTATTGAAAAACCTAGGTTTTAAAAATGTAACATTTGTTGTACCAGTTGATAAGTATAGTGCTATTAAATTCCATAAAGATAGAGGAGTTAAAATTACTGGAGGTAGTGCTAGCAGATCATTAACTACGTTAAAAATATTTGACATGGTAGAAAAACTTAAATTAAAAGAATTTATAATAGCAGAGGATGATATAGATATATTTGACAATATATGTACAGTAGATGACGTGTATAACGCCTCTAAAGGTATAGATTACGATTTACTATTTTTTGAAATGTGTTATATGAATTGTTTCAAGGCTAGTAAGATTCAGCAGTGTTTATACAAATTACATGATCCTTTATGTAATGGTTTTATTTTACACAAAACTCGAGTAAATAATAAAATTAAAAACTATTTTGTAAAAAATCTACATGAACAACCTATGGATGTTTACATAGGGAATATGACTCGTAAAGGTTTAATAAAATCTTACGGTTATCCAATTTTTAGACAAAACCCAATGGCTGGATCAACTATAGAAACTTCACCGAGATATACAGATAAAAAAGTTAAGTTTGATACGGTATGTTATTTATAAAAGTATTTAAAGACTATTTCTAATTATTTTTAATTAATGTATGTATGGTTGCCCGAGCTGGTCTAAGGGGTGTGGCTCAAGTCCACATGGCGAAAGCCTCATGGGTTCGAATCCCATACCATACATAGATTAATTCTGGTAGTAAACAGGACAATGATCGCTACATTGTGAATGTCCATCGTTTATGTATTCTGTACCGATCTGCTGTAATGCCTTACATTCTATAGTGTTACTATTTTTTGTAAGAAAGTAATCAATTCTCCAACCATGATTCTTGTACCGTGCTCCTGGTAGACCTTCTATCTTTTTGCTACGAGCATCCCAGTAGGTAAAGTGATTAAATAATCCTTGTGTATCTTGTGCATCTACATAATTATTACTCTTTAGTTCTTTCATAAACTCTATCTCTTCGGGTAGCAGTCCAACTACTGTATCGGTATTAACATTTTTATAGGTGGGTGATTCTTTTATCTTGAAATGAACATCTCTATCGGTCCATGCAACATTCATGTCTCCACAGTAGATAACTTGACCATCAATAGATTTAAGGAAATTTAACATGTTTGTCTGCCATGTGAGGCGTTCTGGGAAATTTGTCCCGCTATTAGGGGTGTAGACATTGATTAGTACAAATGTGTCAAATTTCATGGTAATGATACGACCTTCTTCATCAATATGATTAGGTATCTGAAATTCTATACTGTTAGGTGTGTACTTGTCTTTGTAGTAGATACAAGTACCCGAATACCTATTTGCATCACGGGCTCCATCTTTTTTAGATGAGTTAAATACACTTTTATATCCAGGGATTTTTAGTTTTTCTCCATTTTCTGTAGAACAACGAGTCTCTTGAAAGCACATGAAATCGGGATCTAATTTCAAAAGATTAGATATAGGGCTTCCATCAACGGGTTCTACCTGTTTTGTTTTGGCTATCTGACCAGATGAAAGATGCGAAAAGATCTTAGTGCGAATGCCATTAACGTTCCAAGTGATAAACTTCATTTTGTTAATATCTATTTCAGCACAGTTAGGATATATCAAAGTCGTAAATAATATAAATTTATTTCTACGTATTATTTAAATGACAATAGATCAAATTATTGCAATTGCATTTTTTATAGTGCTAGTATATTATCTATTTTTTAATAATTGTGATGGATTTGCGGATGTATCCTTTCAAGGTTACATGAGTTCTCCAAATATGACAGGTCCATCGAGTTTTGTAATTTTTAACAGACCTAATACGATTGATTGGAATTTATTTGCGCTAACCAATAGATTTAGATTCCAGAGTATTCTACCATTCCCTAGATTTTCTAGTTCCCCCCTAAATTTCCCAAACACTGCGTTACCAACTGCACCACAAACTACACCAGTTCTAATGGTACCTGGACTGGGTGATTGTGTCATGATTAATCAGGGTGGTAGTCAGGTGTGGCCACCATCCAGTATGGAACAGTTTGTAGAAACAGCTGGTAATGTTACTGTTAAGTTTGATCCTTCTAACTCTAATTTAACTCCATTAATTGACACACTAAAGGCACTTAAGTATACGAGACACACAATGGATGTAGAACCATATGATTTCAGATCAATCGGTGACGAATCCGTTCTTAAAGAGTTATTTGCAAGAATTAAGCATTCTATCGTAAAAATGTATGAATATTCAAAACAACCTGTACTACTTATTGGTCACGATTTAGGTTGTACACTTCTTACAATCTTTTTAAATAGACAGGACTCTACATTCAATGAAGAATATGTACAGGGTCTAGTCTGTGTTGGTAGTGTTTTTGGTGGATGCATTCAGGGATTGCAGGACTATATTCATGGTCTTAAACCTTTTGGAAAGTACGCTCCTATTGTTAGAAATTACGATGGTCTCCAACTAAAACTACCCAATAAACTAATGTTTAGCGATGTCGTAGTCGCAAAACACAATGGTGTAGACTATACTGGTAAGAATATGGCGGATTTACTTAACTATCTAAAACTAAAATGCCCTCGACCTTGCATTCATGATCTTCAGAAGGAAAGCTTCAAGAAACCAATTGTTAAACATATATGCTTCTATAATAACAAAGGAGTAAATCGTCTACATGAGCCTCTGTACAATGACTGGTTTAGTAAAAATGTCAGCATTAAAATGATTAATAAGGAATCCGCTCACCTATTTAATGATCACAACTGTATTGTTGGTATTCTAAGAAATCTACAATACTAAATTATTCTGGTAATGTTACCGTGCAGCAGTTCTTTTCGAAGAATACTAATAATTTCTAATTCTGTATAGTTTTTATCTAACAGAGTTTCTACGTATTTGTTATATTTAGGATGACCGTTTTCATGTACTGGTCTTCTAGTATCTAAAAATAATTTACCATATGATGTGGGCAAAATGATTATATTATTGGAGTTATCCAGATCTAAACTTACTCTGGATCTGAATTGTCGAGGAATAATATGATGATCTTGCACATACCCTTTTATATTATATTTTTGTTTTATTAAACCCCTGTGATAACTACCGTATTGGTATTTATGAAGTATGCCTGCTAATATCATATAAATATAAAACATCTGAGTTTATCTTAACATAGACATTTGAAAATTATTTATTTTATGTTCCGAATTACATTTTATCATCTTCCAACTCTCTGGAAATAGATCTGTAACATCTGATTTATTAAGCGGACCAAACCAGGTTTCAGGGTAACATACTATTTTATCTGTATTTTTATTGAAGTATGCACCCCACCAACTAAAGGTTGAATTTGCAATTATATTATGCTTACAGAGAGACATCATTAGCATCTGTTTATAATCTGGTATATTATTCTCTACCATTTCAACTATAATATTTTTCAGTTCAGGAGTTTCATCCAATGTGTACTTTATACAGTTCATGATATTAACCATATCTTCTTTTTCACAAAAGCACAGTATCTTCTTAATTTCTCTCTTTTCATTTACATATAACAGAGCATCCCTATAGTAGGTCATGGGTAAAATAGGATGATAATCCGTTAGCTGTTTATAGTCACCCCACCTAAAATGAACTGATACATCAACATCCAAATACTTAGTATTGCTCATATATTGAGTGTTTACGTCATTCAGTGAATCATTTAATTTTATAATTTTACAAACATTTTCAAATTGATCTTCAAAATATTTATGACTTTGAAAGTACCCCCTAAACATTACATTGTCTTCTTCTGGAATATGAATATATTTTGTATCCATTATATCTTTTAATGGTAATGGAACATTTTTGATAGTAAATGGGGTTAAAGACTTTAAAAGATTGGTCCAGTAAGTTGCTCTTTCTGTACACCCGTTGATATTTTTCTCAGCATAGGGAAGTTTAAATGCTAATTTATACCTAAATGAGTATGATATTAAAAAAAATATCTGGAACAACTGATTTCCAAGACCACCCATTAAAAAGACAGATATCATTTATTTTAATTAAAGTTACTTCTTAAGTTATTTAATCTAACATTAGGCTACTGTAATTTACAAATTTATCTTCTATGTCACTATGATCTGGTCGCTGCGTTACCGTTCTTGGTTTTAGTATCAGCCAGTTATCCGTTTTTTGCAGATTTATCCAATAAGTATCCCAAGAATATTCTCTTTTATTTGGATCTTTTACTAAAATTTTAAGACCCTCTGATATATTATTTATTAGTTTATCGTAGTAGTGCTTTCTTACTACATACGCCGTCCCACAAAATACAGCTGTCGTTTTGTAAACGTATTCATCTATTCTATAATCTTCTTTTACATTACCAGCTAATAGTAGAACATCATATTCTAGATTTTTTGAAAAAGCATATTCGATTAACTCTTTTAACTTAGACGGGTTTGTAAAATAAGCATCATCTTCAAATACACAAATATAGTCTAAATTTTTATCTTTTGCCATCTTAATAAGTTTTAAGTGACTCATTCCACACCCAACAATACCGTGTTGTGTTTTAATAGCGCTCATTCTCGTATACTTCCAGCCCATTTTTGCAAACTCCTTTTCAATCTTTTCTTTTCTGTCAGTGCGTTCATCTAAATTTATGTAGTAAATATTATCCAGGGTCATTGCTTATCAATCTATCTGATGTTTAAGTTTATTTAAAGAATATTATTATTAATACGTAATGTTAATAAAAATAGATGAAATAAAAAAAATTTTAAAACAATCTAACATTAATGTAACTGGTATTTTACACATTGGAGCACACAATTGTGAAGAATTAAGTGTGTATAATAAATTACATATTAAAAATATAGATGTAATTTGGATAGATGCACTTTTATCTAAAGTCGAAGAAGCTAAAAATAAATTTATACCGAATGTATATCATGCGGTTATAACTGATAAAGATGATGAAAATATAATTTTTAATGTAGCGAATAATATTCAATCTTCTAGTGTATTAGAACTTGGAACACATTCTAAAGAACATCCAAATGTAGTTTATGTAGATAAGATAGAACAAAAAAGTATTACAATTGATACATTTTTTAAAAGAAATAAGATTGAATCGTCAAAATATAATTTTTGGTGTTTTGATATTCAGGGAGCAGAACTACTAGCTCTAAAAGGTGCCGAAGAGTCGATTAAGCATGTAGATATTATTTATTTGGAAGTAAATGAACAAGAACTTTATAAAGATTGTGGTCTAATTACAGATATTGATAAGTTTTTATTAAAATTTAATTTTACTCGAGTTCATACGGTTATGACAAAACATGGTTGGGGTGATGCTATATACATTAAACATAGTTAAAGAGACATCATATTATACAGTAATGGAGCTATCTTCGCAGCAGCAAGCAGTCTATGACAACTACAAGGAGGGTAAAAATATATTTATTACAGGTCCTGGTGGTTGCGGAAAGACTACCCTTATTCGAAAAATGTATGAAAATGCGGATAAGGTAATGCATCTTACAGCGCTTACTGGTGTAGCTGCAACTCAACTACATGAAGATGCTAAGACACTACATTCGTGGGCTGGTATAGGTCTCGGAACTGGTAAATTCAAGGATCTTTTAGCTAAAATTAATAAGTCCAAGGCAACTCTAAATAACTGGAAGAACACGGATATTTTAGTTATTGATGAAATATCTATGTTAAATGTAGAGACATTTGACCTTCTCGATTCTCTAGCTAAAGTAATTAGAAATTGTGAAAAACCATTTGGTGGTATTCAGGTGATTATGTCAGG